TAAAATCTTGTATTAAAAAAATTATGAAAGAAACTAAAAACGTACTCAAGGTAAAAGATTGGTGATTAATAAAAATTTTCCTGAGAAAATCAGCCTCACTTCGGTGGGGCTTTTTTTTTGCAAAATAGTGTGTATATTGAAAGCACGGTTAAACAAAAGGTTTGAAAATGAATAAAGTTAAAAATTTAGTGGGAAGGCCTAAGTTCGAAATCAGCGAAGATGTCCTAAGTAAGACAGAAAACCTCATGGCTAAGGGTTTAACGAAGGAACAGTGTGCTGGAATGTTAGGTGTTTCAGTGTCAACTTTCATGCTTCATCAGGCAGAAAATTCAGAATTTTCGGAAGCTATAAAAAGGGGGCAAGCCAGTGGCATTGATCAGGTTACCAATGCACTCTTTGAAAATGCTACTGTGGGAAAAGATAACACTGCCATTATCTTCTACTTGAAGAACAGGGCAGGATGGGTGGACAAACAGGAAATTCAGTCAACTGTCGAGCAGAGACATGTCATAGATTTAACAAGGATACCAGATGACCAACTTGAATCAATTGAAAATGCATTTAGCAGGCTTGACGTTGGAGCAAGTGAGGGCGGAGAAGTATCGGAGATCATTGAGGGAGTTTACGAAGGCTAGTTGGCCGTCTATCGAGCCTGCTCAACCTTTCATAAACAACTGGCATATCGATGCAATCTCTGATCACCTACAGGCTGTTGTGGAAGGTGATATCAAACGTCTGATTATAAATGTTCCCCCAAGACACATGAAATCTATTTCTGTGGCCGTGGCACTGCCTGCTTGGACTTGGACGAAGCAACCTGACAAAAAGTTCCTCTATGCCTCTTACGCAAGCTCTCTGTCGGTCAGGGATAGCGTTAAGTGTCGTAGGTTGATCGACAGTAACTGGTATCAAGATCATTTTGGCGATGCATTTGATTTAACCTCTGACCAAAACCAAAAGCAACGCTTTGAGAACAATAAGACTGGTGCGAGGATTGCAACATCGGTTGACGGGGCGTTAACTGGTGAGGGTGGTGATATAATTATCATTGATGACCCACATAATGTGAGGGAGAGTGATTCTTCGCTTGTCAGGCAGGGTGTACTGGACTGGTGGGATCAGGCGATGCAAACCAGACTGAACGACCCCAGAACTGGTGCATTTATTATTATCATGCAGAGAGTACATGAGAATGACTTAGCAGGTCACATTTTAGCTAACGACCTTGGCCAAGAATGGGATCACTTATGTTTGCCTGCTCGATATGAGATAGGCCACCCAACGCCAACGATATCAACACTAGGCTTTGCTGATCCCAGAACTAAAGAGGGAGAATTACTCTGGCCAGAGAGAGTAGATAAGAAAACACTAGACAGTCTAGAGAAATCACTTGGAAGTTACGCAAGTGCAGGTCAGCTACAGCAGAGGCCATCCCCGAAGGGTGGTGGAATCTTAAAGGCCAAGTGGTGGGTTCCTTGGGAGAGCCAAGACTTGCCGTCGAACATCGAGTACGTCATTCAGAGTTACGATACTGCATTCAGCACTAAGGAAACCGCAGACTACTCAGCTAGGACAACGTGGGGCGTGTTTAGACATGACGGCATGATGAACATCATGGTTCTTGATATGTGGTACGACAGGGTCAGCTATCCTGACCTAAGACGCATTGCCCAAGATTCATATGAGGAGTGGGAGCCTGACGCAGTGTTGATCGAGAAGAAGGCTTCAGGTCAATCTTTATTACAAGATTTACGCATGGCAGGAATACCTGTATTGGAATATTTACCTGACCGTGATAAGCAAGCCAGAGCGCACGCAAGTTCCGCATTGTTAGAAGATGGAAGAATCTACTATCCTTTTGACAAGAAGTGGGCTAAAGATTTAATTGACATTTGTTCAGCATTTCCTGCTGGAGATAATGACGACATAGTTGACACATGTACTCAAGCATGGCTAAGATTGAGAAAAGGTTGGTTTGTCAGCCACACTAACGATTACGAAGATGACGAATTTGTTGAAACAAGGAGGATGACTCTGTATGGCTAGGTCACCAATTTCACTCACTGAAAAGTTAGCACCATTTGCGGAAGCGACTCCAGCGGATAATTTCCAAGTTGAAGAAATATCAGACGAAGAGGTTCTGGTCGGAGATCCAGAATTAGACGATGGCATAATGGATGAGCCTGAGAATGAATTTGATTCCAATCTAGTAGAATCAATTGATGCTCAAGATTTATCCAGAAAAGGTCAGACGCTTATTTCTTATTATGAATCAGATAAGGAATCTCGATCTGAATGGGAAGAGCGATACAAAGATGGATTGAAGACTGTTGACCCTGACGGTGGCATGGATGAATCAGAAGATGAACGTGCGGCCCGTGGTTTATCTACAGTAGTCCACCCGATGATAGCTGAGGCGGCAACACAGTTTAACGCCAGAGCAATTGCAGAGCTATACCCATCTGGAGGCCCAGTAAAAACTGTTATTGTTGGCGATCCGAATCAAGAGCTAGAAGACCAGTCAAGACGTGTCAGAGAATTTATGAATTACCAGATTACTCAGGAGATGCCTGAGTATTTCCCAGACTTAGACCAAATGCTATTCCACCTGCCTTTGGTTGGTCAGACCTTCAAAAAGGTTTGGTGGGATGCGAATATGGGAAGGCAGTGCGCTCAGTTTGTAAAGGCTGAAGACTTTGTTGTAGCTCCAGAGAGCAGAGACTTGTATACATCACCAAGGTATACTCAGGTTATTAGAATACCGAAGAATGATTACAACCGCTACGTTCAGTCTGGCTATTATCTTCCTGTTGAGTTTCACGGGAATGACATAGATCCATCTGGCGATACGATAGGCGAGATCGAGGGCATTGATCAGTACGGTGATACTCAGCAAGATGAAGTTGTTACATTGCTGGAAATGCATGTCTACGAGAAGTTTGACGGTGTTAGTGATTACGAGGCTGACGACGAGGCTGACGAGAATTTAGTACACTTCCCATATGTCGTCACGATTGATTATGATAATCAGTCGATTGTCAGTGTCAGGAGAAACTGGAGAGAAGACGACGAACGCAAACTTAGGAGAGATTGGTTTGTCTCTTACAAGTTCTTACCAGGATTAGGCTTTATGGGTTTTGGCCTGTACCACTTAATTGGTGGATTAGGAAAAGCGGCAACTGGCTCATTGAGGGCGTTACTAGATTCAGCGGCATTCGCAAATATGCAAGGTGGATTTAAGTTAAGAGGTCGAGTTTCAGGTGGCGAAGTTCAGGTTAATCCTGGCGAGTTCGTAGACTTAGACGCAACGGTTGACGATGTTAATAAAGCAATTATGCCATTGCCATTTAAGGAGCCAAGTCAGTCGCTCTTTAATTTGCTTGGATTTATTGTTCAGGCAGGACAGCGATTTGCTAGTACGGCTGATTTAAATGTTGGGGATGTAAACCCAAATGCGCCTGTTGGTTCGACGCTGGCTTTGATAGAGCAAGGTAGTAAGGCTTTTTCAGCCATTCACAAGAGGTTGCATTACGCTCAAGGTCAAGAGTTCAAATTACTTGCGGCACTTAACGCAGAGAACCTTCCTGAGTCGTTTACATTTTCGTTATCAGGCAGAAGCGAACAGATTTTCGCGGCTGACTTTAACGATCGCATTGACATCCTCCCTGTCAGTGACCCCAACATATTTTCAACTGCTCAGAGGATTGCTCAGGCTCAGGCTATTTTACAGATGGCTCAGTCAGCACCTCAGTTCCATAATTTATATAATGCGTATAAGCGGATGTATGAGGCGATACGCATACCCAACATTGACGAGATACTGAAGAAACCTGAAGAGGCTGTTCAGATGGATCCGATTGATGAGAATATGTCAGTTATGTATGGCAAGCCAATTCGTGCGTTTCCTGAGCAAGACCATGATTCTCACATTGCTGTCCATATACAGTTTATGCAAGATCCATCTCTGGGCGGCAATCCAGGAGCGGCTCCGATGCAACCTGTGTTAGTTGCTCACATTGCAGAGCATATTGCGTTACTTTACAGAGTTCGTATGGAGGCTGGTATTGGCATGGAAATGCCGCCAATGCCTGACTTTAAAGATCCAGACTTTACATTTGATGATGTGAACCCTGAATTAGACAGGTTAATTAGCCAGAGGGCGGCTCAAGTTGTACAGGCATCGCCTCAAATGCAACCAATTCCTGCTTTACAGGCGGCTATGCAACAAGGTCAGCAACAGGGTGATCCACTGCAATACGCACAACAGCTTGCACAATTAGAGACTGAGGCATTAAAAGCTAGAACTCAATCGCAGATACAAGCAGATCAGGCTAAAGCGCAATCAAATATCCAGATTAAACAGGCAGAAGCACAACAGAAAATGCAAATCGAGCAGGTTAAGGCTCAGGCTGACCTACAGGCCAAGGTAGCGAAGTTGGAGACTGAATTACAGTTAGAACGTGAGAAAAACGCGGCTGAGATTCAGTTAGAGCGAGAGAAGAATGCGGCAGAGCTACAGATGGAGGCAATGAAGAACAATGGCATATGATATGTTGGCCTCTATAGCACCGATTAATCCGCAGGCATTTGGCCCTATTGTACAGCAGGGTCAGCCTCCACAGGGCGGAAGGCCACAAGGCCAACCTCCACAGCAAGGTGGAGATGTAATGACGCAATATTTAATGAATAAAGTCGCTGAGATTAGAGGCGACAGAGGTCAGGGCGCATTAGGAGGCGTTATGGCATCTATGGCTCAACCGCAAGTAAGAAGAGGATAGTTTTATGTGTTTTGGTGGTAAAGGTGGTGGTGGACATCAAGGTGGCGGATCAAGTCAGGAAGATGCTGAAGTAAGAAGATCTCACAGTAAGGCAGGAATTTCAGCGGCTGAGACAAGACGTTACTTTAGAGAGAAAGAAAACCCAGCACATTCAAGAAATGAAAATGCACCTGGCGGCACTACATCTGTTTCTCACTCTAGGGATGAGGGCGGTAATTTAGTGGCGAAACAAGTTGAGTATGGTCAGGGAAGTTTTGCTCCGCCTCAAGGCGAAAGAGAAGGTAGGATGAAGGCTGAGAATATTCTTGGCAAACGTAATGATGTAAATCAAATTGGCAATGATTTAGATATTGGTGGCACGATATTTAAAAATGCAAGACTGAGTAAAAGCGGAAATTCCATAATAAGCACTGACCCTAATAATGTTGGAACTATGGGAGGCATCACGAGTGGTGGTGGTTTATGGGGCGGCAACAAAATTAAAAGTGTGTTGGGTGTTACTGATGGCGTAGGTGCAGTAAACAGTCGTGGCATTGCCACAAGTTTAATTACGCCAGTTTTGGATGAGCAACGCAGAAGCAGAACTGCAAAATACCAAGCGCAATCTGATTTATTTAAAAATAGCACACCTGCGGAAATAGAGGCTATCAGGGCGGCAAATAGAAAGAAAAGCCCTGCTGATCGGGATGGTGATGGCAGTTGGCTTACGTCTACTGATGATATGGGTCGTATTGCTGGTATTGGCTCAAGAGGAGATGGTTCAGGCGCACAGCCTTATATTTTTGATCCGACACTAGGAGAGGAATACCAAGCTCTTCCACAGTTAGACCCTAACAGGGGTGCAGATACTAACTTAACTACGTTTGGTAAAGCTATGAGAACAGTTAAGCCCGTACTAGGTGCGTTAGGTTTTAGTCTACCTATATTAGCTGAAAAATTAGACCAAAAAGGTTTTATACCCGATGTTCTTAAAGGCAATACGGGAAGAGGAACAGACATAGAAGCCTTAGAAGACTTAAAAACTACTCCTTCAGGAGAGATTACAAGAGGTGATAATTTTACTTATGCACCCACAAGATTCGCAACATCAAATCAAAATGAACCTAGCCCATTTGCTAGGAATTTAAATCTGGGTTCACTGGGTGGCATTGAGGCAGAGACAAATAATATTGGCGCAAGTTCGGCTACAGCATTAAGTTCGATGGGTGGAGCAGAGACTGACCTAGCAATTAGCACATTACCTAATCGCCCACAATTACGTCCAAAAATTATGGCAAACAATCTTGATGATGCTAATAAATATGGGGAAACAATTACAGTAGATGGTTACCCGAAAAAATATGCACAAACAGTGCCAGTTTCAACGTATTTTAGAATGAATGACCCATTTGGAGATTATAATGATGATAATTTTGATCAGGTAATGCCTCCATCAGACGAACCAGAGACAGGTTCACCATCACCATATTTTAATTATACAGAATGGACACCAAGTGACCCAACATATTTAGGTACAAGTTCTTACGGTGGTAAATGGTCAACTGGTGCTTCAGGTGTTGCAAGCACTGCTCCCACAGGAATATACAGTGATGGTGGGGCATCAGCGCAAGTCCTAACAGATTTCTACAATGATAAGACAGGACAATATTACACGGCTCCTAATGCTGGCTTTTACGCTGAAGCAGGATCTAACTGGAAACGAGGAAGACCTACCTCCTCATACGCATAGAAGGAATAAAACAATGGCAATGACAAAAGAGCAATTACTAGAGCAAATGGAAATGGATCAAATGATTGCCGAAGCTGAAATGGCTGGTGATCCATATATTCAAGATGATCGTGTTCAGCTTTCAGCAGGGCCAGAAGGAACTGGCGATAATATGTACAGAGATATGGGTGCAATAGATCCGAGCCAGATGAATACAGGCGCAGGAGATATGGGGGGCATTGAGCCAGAAAACATAAGCAACGAAGAGCTTATGATGGCCGAAGAGTTTATGAACTCCTTACCTCCCGAAGAGAAGAAAGGTTTTATGGATTTGTTTATGGCAAAACCAAGAGAGGCACTAAATGCTGTTATGGATACTTTAAGACAAGTGTTTGATCGTGAAGAAGAGGAAGGTTATGTTCCTGATCAATACATTAGTTACGATTCTGAAGGTAACGCCACGATTGGACAGCGTAGTATAGCCAAGTCTAGTGGGCCTGCTACAGATTTTAGAGGAACAGATCTTTATTCTGACTATAGGTCATACCCAGATACAGTAAGAGGACGAGATAATATAAAAAGAAGAATTGATATGGATATGGGGCAACCAGTAGTACCTAGAAGAATTGTCGATGGAGGTGAATACGAAGACTATAATGATCCAGAGAACGATGCTATTTTCGACCGAGGAAAGCTAGAAAGAGGACGTTTTCAAAGTCAAGATCGTACTGCAAAAATGATTGGTAGGGAAGAATTGAAAAAAAGAATGATGGATTCTTATTATGATGAAAATCGCCCTCCAAATTTTGGAAGATTAGAAAGTGATGCTCGTAGAGGCGTGTTGAATAAACTTGATAGGTAAGATGTGTAATATAATTAATAAAGGAGAATAAAATGGCTGAAGTAAATGTAGAGAACATGGAAGAGAATGCACAACTCTTCGAAGAGAAAATGGGCTTTGCTCATACTGCGGATGGTTTGCAAATGACTGACGATCAGCTTGTGAACTTCCTATTGCTCTGTCACCATGACCAGTACAACATGTCTGACGACGAGGAGTACGAAGAGGAAGACATGGATGAAGGCAAGGACGTTAAGGTCAAGGTAATGAAACTTGGCGGTGGCGATGTGCATGAAATGATGAATAAGATTCTTGGTGGGTAATGCCAGTTAAGAAGGTTAAGGGCGGTTACCGATGGGGCAACTCAGGTAAGGTCTACAAAACGAAGAAGCAAGCAGAGCGTCAGGGCAAAGCTATATATGCCTCTGGCTATAAACCAAAAGGAAGGAATACAACATGAAATGGATTATGAACAGACTATCTGAGCCGTCATCTTGGGGTGCTATTGGCGTTGGTGTAATTGCTGTAGGAACAATAGTAGGCATCGGTGAGTTGGTTTTCGTCGG